GGGACGAAGTAGGTGCCGAAGGCGTTCGCAGCCTGCGTCATCACGGCAGGCGTCAGCGTCGCCTCCCCGTTGGACGTGTAGACCGACACGATCTCGTCCCACGTCGCAGGGATGTCGCCCCTGCCTGCGGTCAGCGTGATGACGGACTCGCTGATCCGCTCACGCATCGCCGACACGGGCAGAAGCGTGTAGACCTCCTGAAGCGCTTGGTTCAGGAAGTCCTGGAGCGTCGCGGTGTCGAGGAAGTTGGTGGTCGCGTCGCCGTAGTTGGCACGGACCCGTGCGATGATCTCGTTGCCGGTCATCGCGTCCTCCTACCGCTGTGTGAGCGCTCGGCGTGCCTGCGCTGGAGTCATGTTACGGCCGATCTTGACTCCACCCGGCCCGCGCCAGTCGTACTTGTTGCTCTTGAGCGCCGATCCGATGACCTCAAGGGCCGCCTGCTGCTGTTCTGCGCTCTTGCGCTTGATCTCGGCGTGGACCCGCGCGTTGTGCTCGTCGGCCAGCCTCTGCTGATCACCGGCTGCCTGCGAGATGGACCAGAGCGTGTCGATCACGCTGCGGTTCAGTTCGATGAAGCCGAGGACGGGGACGGTGCGGCCCTTCGCGTCGACCTCGCACACGACGTAGGGGTAGTGGCCTGTCGCGACGCAGTCGTTGCAGCGCTGCTGGCATTCGGCCACCCGCAGGTTCGGCCACCGGGTGGCGACCTCCTCCGCGACGCCGAGCGTGTCACGCTCCACCCAGCCTGCCCCCGTGGGGACGATGAGGCCCTTGGCGTCACCTGCCTGCTGCGCGTCCTGAAGCCCTCGCCACTCACCCGGCATCTCCAGCGTCTGCTTGAGAGGGGTGCCCGGCTTGCGGCCTCGGTCACGAGCGGTGATGTTCACCAGTTACCTCCGTGGGTGCGGGGCGGCAGGCCCCCTCCTGACCTGCCGCCCCGAGCAACGCCAGCGTGGCTCAGCTCGACGCAGTGTTGACGTTGTCCAGCCGCCAGTGGCAGTTGCGCTGCGAGTAGCTCATGTTGCTGAACTTCCGCAGGCGGTACTCCCACGTGTCGGACCGGTCGGTGGACGGGAAGAAGATCGCACCCGTCTCCTCGGCGAACTGCCAGCCGCTCTCGTGCTGGTAGACGCTCAGCTCCGACTCGCACAGGCCGTAGATGCTGGCCGACGCGACGTCGAAGTCGCCGGGGAAGTCCGGGTCCTCGACGATCGGGATGGTCCGGGCACCGTACGTGAACGGCAGTGCCGAGAAGCCCTGACCGAACTCGATGGTGTTGTGGAACTGGCGGTCGGCCTGGAGGCCCGAGAAGATCGCACGGCGGACACCGAAGTGGGTGCACATCACCGTGGTCGCCTTGCCCGAGTCCCGCCGGATGCGGTCCATGAGCGACATGATCTCGACCTCGCTGTAGGCGTGCGCCGCGGGCGAGGAGATGAGGGGCTTCCACGTCGGCTCGGAGGCCGAGGTGAGGTTCTGGAACGACACCGTGGCGTGGTCGGAGTCCAGCAGCGCCCGGAGGCCGTTGATCTCCTGGTTGTAGTTCCCGGTGCGGACGAGGACGTCGCCGTTCAGCACGCCAGTGGCGTCGTCGACGGTGACCTCCTTGGCGTCCACGTCGACCGCCGTGACGGTCATCGCGGTCGCCGTGACGGTCGGACCACTGGCGGTCACCGAGTCGAGGAGCTGCCCGACCTCGATGTACTGGATGCCGTCCACCGTGATGACGTTGCCGGCGGGAGCGCCGGACACGGTGGCGAGGGTGCCGGAGCCGTCGCCGTAGACCTGACGCGCGTAGTCCTTCATCGCGTCCATCTGCATGCCGGAGAGTTCCCGGTCGATGGTGTCGATGAACGAGCGCGGCTCGGAGTCGGCGAGCATCAGCGCCTGCGCGGAGATGTCACCGATGGCGTACTGGTGACGCATGTCGATGCGCGCGGCGTTGTAGCTCTGGTTGCCCGGCGACGGGAGCACAGCGCGCTCGGCGCGGGAGCCGATGCCCTGGTTGCGGCCGGTGTGGAGCGGGACGACCGTGTAACGGCCGGAGACGTCGGTACGCACGCCGTCGGAGGTGGACTCGATCCGCGACAGGGCAACGATCTCGTTCGAGAACGCCGTCTCCATGCGGGTCGGCCAGACCTCCTTGAGCATGGCGCTGACGGTGGTCAGGTCTGCCATGTCTGGTTCCTCCTGTGAAACCGTGGAAGTGGTGTGTTCAGCCTGCGAGAGCGTTGAGTCGGTTCAACATCGCCTGACGACGCTGGGCCTCGTCGGTGACGTCGAAGGTCTCGGGAGGCGGCGCGGTACCGCCCTGTGCGACCGTCGGCTCCTGCGGGGACGGTGCCTTGGCACCTGCGCGACTGAACGCCTGACCGATCTCAGCGACCGCCATGTCGATGGCGGTGCGCCCGTCGGCGGCGAGGCCCTGCTCGCGGATGGCGCTGGCTCGCGTGAACATCGCCTGCTTCAGCCCGTCGTTGAGGGCGTCTGCCGGAACGCCGTGGCGGTTGACCGCCTCGTCGAACCACGTCTGTGCACGCTGGATGGCCTGCTGCTGCTGCTGTGCGAGCAACTGCGAGCGGGTCTGCTCCTGCGCCTTCGCCTGCTCACGCTGTTCGAGGATCTCGACGATCTTCTCCGGCGTAAGCGCCTCGCCAGTCTCGGCGTCCTTCGGAGTCTCCACATCGGGCGACGCGGTCAGCGCCTCCATGATGTCCACGCCCAGTTCTGCCTGCCCCCGGTCGATCAACCACTGGGTGGTTGCGACGGGGTCGGCGATGAACGAGTTGAGGACCTGTGTGGCGACCTCGATCTGCTTGATGTCGCCGTACTGCTCGTACTGGCGACGCTTCGCAGTCTCCTTGGCGATCTTCTCGTTGACGCGCGCGTCCTGTTCCTTGCGGAACTTCTCCAGAACGGGGGCCACCTTGTCGCGCAGCAGTGGGTCCACGTCCTTCAGGTACGGCTCGATGAGTCCCTGGCTGGACTGCGAGGGGTCTGGTGCCCCGCTGTCCGGCTGTCCTTCAGTAGAAACGGTCGGCTGTGCCTCGGCAGCAGGCGCCTCCTGCGGTGCCGGGTCCGGGCTGACCGTCGCGTTCTCGGTGTCCAAGGTGATCTGCTCCTGTGTGGCGTTGTACCCCAATGGCCCTGACGCCAATAACAGCATACGGAACCCACCCCGAAGGGTGGGTCCAGTGGTTGCGGTAGCCGACGACTGTCGTCAGTTGTCCCCTCTCCTGCTGTCCAGCACATGGGCGCAGGGAGCCTGCGACATGCGGATGTCCAGCGTCTCCACCCGCGAGCTAAGAGCGTCCACCCGCTCGTCGATCCTGACGATCGTGTCGTAGAGGGAGGAGCCTCCGTTGGGCCTGAACTGGACGATCATCTCGTCGAGGATCGGCTGGACGTCGTGGACCATCACGACGACGCGGGCGAGCGGAGCCATCACCCGTGTCCAGATCAGCGACCCGGCGTAGACGACACCGCCGATGAGCACGATCCACTGTGCCCACGCAGGAAGCACGGGGTTGACGAGGATCGACTCAGCGCCGAGCATCACGCGGCCGCAGTCGGGGTGACCTTGCGGCGGGTGTCGACTCCGAGAGCGAGTTCAGCGACCAGCATGATCGCGGCGATCTGCTCACCGGACAGGTCGAACCCGAAGGACACTGCGAGGAGCAGGATCGCGCGGAACAGGGCGGCGAGGGCGACCGGTTCGCGCTGGAGAAGGGGGGTGATCTTGCTCATGACTGCTCCATGCGTCGGATGAGGTCACGGTGGATCTTACGGGCAACGTGGGCAACCATGAACTGGTCGGCGTTGCGGGACCAGTCGGTCGGCTCGCGGAACCACTCCTGCTCGATGGCATAGTCAGCGACGTTGCGCTTCCAGCCGTCGAGGTCGCTGGTCCTCACCTTGTCATCGGAACGGTCATCGGTCAAGAGGTACTTCGCCCTGTCGTTGATGCGAGAGATCGAGGCGTGCAGGTTGTCGCCGGGGCACGCCGTCGACCCGACGTCACGGTGCCCTCCGGTGTACTGCGCGTCGGACTGCGCGCCTTGACGGTGGAGCCACACGGCAAGGCGGGCGAGGGTGTCGATCAGCAGCGCGTCAACGGTCCGGTCGTTGAAGTCGCCCATCACGGCGATGCCGTGGGAGGTGCGGTTGTGGCCTCTTGTGTGGGCGCCTGCGACGAGAAGGCCGCGGCCCTCGTAGACGGTCGCGTCACGCGGGTCGACGACGAACGAGTAGCCGATGTCGGCCCATCCGCGGCTGTCCTGGTGGAACCGTTGGATGGCCCGCATGGCGTCGCGGCCGGTGCCGGTGTACGGCGTGGCAGTGTGGTGGAGCCACAGGCCGTCGAGCGGACCGTCCAGCACAGTCCGGCTCTTAGGTGGGCGGGCGCCCCACTGTGCGCGGGTCACGACGTTCATGCCGTGTACTCCGCGGCGTCGTAGTAGAGCGTCACCTTCAGACCGGTCGCGGTGCCGTCACCGACGTTGTCCACGTCGATCGTGATCTCCGCGTCGTCGTCGATGGCTGTGGTGGAGATGACCGCAGGGGTCGCTGCCGTCGTGCTGGTCTTCTCGGTCGCGTCGATCGTCAGCACCGTGGAGAACACCGACGCGCCACCCACGTTGACGTCGACCGTGAACGTCCCCGTGGTGCAGGCAGAGGTCAGCGCCGCCTTGACGCGAGTCAGCGTCATCTGACGGGGCGCACGGAACGTGGAGACAGTGCCGGTCGCTGCGATCGCAGTCTCCTCGTCCGAGCACGCGACCGTGAAGTCCCGCTCAACCGCCGCGTCACGGACCGTGTTGCCCCACAGCGTTCGGATCGTGTTGCCGGATACGACGTCCGCGATCGCCATGTCAGGCCTCCTGGTTCCGTGCCGCCTGCTGCGCGGCCTGCTGGGCCATCTGCTGGGCCTGCATCTGCTGCTGCCTCAGAGCGTCCAGCCGCTCCGACGCGGTCGCTGCCGCCTCCCGGCGGGCCTGCTGCTCGCCTGCCGCCTGCTGCTGCATCGACCGGAGCGCACCGCCCGGCCCCTCCAACTGCTGGAGCAACTGCTGTTCGAGGGCGACTTGGTGGCCCATGATGTGGGCCTCGAACAGTTCCTTCTTCCACGGCTCCCACCGCTCGTAGGCGGGGGACTTCCGCAGGTTGTTGTGCTCCTTGAGGTGGACCTGATGGTTGTGCCACGAGGCGGGGTTGATCGCCTGCGCCTGCGCCATCATCCGCGCCATGCTCTGCTGGTCGACCTGACCCGTCTGCGGGTTGATCGGAGACAGCGCCTCGTACTTCTGGTGCTCCCGACGGGCGTGACGGACGTCGCGGTAGCGGTCGTTGCGGATCGACTGCGGCGTGCCGACCTCCAGATGGACCAGCGCCTCCTCGGGGCCGATCAACTGGTTCTGGTACAGCTCAAGGACCATCTGCTGACGCTGCGCCTTGGTGACCGGCCACGCCGATCCGGGCTGGACGTAGAAGTGTCCGGCTGCGGAGGTGTTGCCGGTGAAGGAACGCATCTCCACGTCGTTCGCCTGACCGAACACCAGCACGAGTCGGTCCTCGGTCCACTTCTCGCGAACAAGATCGAGAGCAAAGCGGCCCATCCGCTGTGTTGCTCGCTCGATGGACCGGATGGGGATGGCGGCAGCCGCATCGTCCAACTCCTTGAGCGACATGATCGCCGTGCCGGAGCGGACGTTGGGGGGCGTCGTACCTCGCGACACCTCGTGGAAGAACGCCGCGTCGCGCACCGCCTGACGAGTCTGGTCGAGTTCGAGGATCGGCAGGTTCCCGGCGTTGGTCACCTGGATCGGCGTGGTCGGCGTGGTCACGCCCGGAGGAGTCTCCAGCATCGTGCCGCGGCCGGACAGGAACGACTTGACCTTCGTGCCACGGGGGACCGACACCGCGGTGTGCGACAGCATCCCAAGCAGTTCGACCATCACCGACGCGGCACGGTTGTGGCGACGCTGGAGCGGGACGAGGTCCGAGACGAGCGCCTTGTCCCAGTACGCGCCGGGGATGTCGGTGTACGACACCTTGGCGAACGGGTAGCGGCCGTTGCACCACGCGGGCCACTGCGGGATGTACTGGAGGAGCTGGCCCGAGGACACGATCGCGATGGCACCGTTCGGCGCAGCCTGCGACGGCTTGATCCACGTCTCCTTGACGATCGCGACCGGCACCTTCTTGTCGTAGGTGTTGGTGTGCCCGAACGACCTCTCACGACCGCGTCCGGTGATCACACCGAGCAGACGCTCGTCGTAGGAGCCGAACTGCTCCTCGCGGTCCGGCGCGACCCGCACGCCCCAGCGCGCCTCGATCTCGTCTACCTCGTACGCCTTGGTGACCATCACGTACGGCTGGTCGTCGATGTTCGGGCGACGCAGGTGCGGAACGGCGATCTCGAACGGTGACAGCGCCCGGTAGGTGATGAGTCCCCGCTGACCGAACGAGTCGGACAGGTACTCCTCCCACGACACGCCGATGTGGCCGACGCCGCCGATCATCGCCCAGTCGGCAGCCTCCTCCAGCGCCTCCTCCCAGCCGCCCTCACGCATCGCGTGCTCGACGGCCATCGTGGCGGCCTGCGCGGCCTCGTGGTCCTCCGCGTCGTCACCCTGCGGCACGACCGTGCCGAGCGGGCGGGTGCGGAGCAGCCGGGCCTTCTCGGAGCGGACCGCCGGGTCGATGAGGTTGTCGACAGTGCGGACCTGCCCGCGCTTCTTCTCGACCGGGACGACCCGGTTCGCGCCGGACGCCGTCGGGTCGATGCGGACGTACTGCTGCCCCATGTGGAACGCGAGGTTCAGCAGCGTCTGGTTCTCGACGTGCCGCCGGTTCTCGACCGACCGCTTGAACCATGTGTCGACCATCTGCACGAGTTCCGCGACGGTGCGGCCCTCAAGCGGCTCGACGTAGACGTTGCCCTTGCTCTGCCCGTCGACCGAGCCGCCCGCCAGAACTTCGGGGGAGACGAACTGCTCGCTCACGGGACTCCCGTTCAGCCGGTGATGTAGTCGTCAGCGACGCCGCCAACGAGATCATCGTACGACTCATCCGCGTAGCGGTTCTGGAGCGTGGCGAGCAGGTCGGCTGCCATCTGGCTCGGAGCCTCCCCGTCAGCCGTGAACATCGGCTGGTCGGAGGGGCGCTGCACGGTGGTCGCCTGCGCGTAGACCTCCCACTCCTTCGCCATCACCCGGTCCTGGAGGTTGTCGATGTGGGCCTGCGAGCGCTGCCACCAGTCGTGGAACAGTCGGCGCTGCTCGTCGGCGGCCCGCTCGGCTGCCTTGGAGACGCTCCACACCGAGTAGCCCGCCACGATGGCGACGGTGAGCACGGTGAACACATGGACGATCTCAGTCATCTTCCGGTCCTCGGTAGAAGGTCTTGATGGCGCGCAGGTGCTCCTCGCACGCGCTCTCTCCCGGCACTCGCGGGGCGATGCAACGGTCGCGGCTGGAGCCGTGCTCGGGGTACTTGCCGTACTGCGGACCTACCGCGCTGAAGCGGTAGGCCCCGCAAGGCATCGCCTCCTCACGCATCGGCGATGTTGCTGTTGACGGCGTCCACGACCATCTTGCGGGCGTCCTTGCCTGCCTGCTGCGCCCGGTACGACTCGCGGGCGAGCACCGAGAGCTGGAACTCGGTGGGCTGCCCGTCGATGAACGCGATGACGTCCTTGACGCGGTTGTCGAGCAGGTCGTCGAGGTTGACGACGGAGCCGTGCAGTTCCACGTCGCGCGGGGGCGCGGCCACGTCGTGCTCGCCGTCCGGCTCCGCGTCCGGCTCGGGGGCCGTCGTGCCGGTCAACTGGTCGATCTTGCGCTGAGCCTTGGCGACGGCGCGGCGGCGTTCCGTCTCCTCGGCCTCCTTCTGCGCCTTGGTCTTCGGGCCGGTCTTGCCGTACAGCCGACGCCACTCCTCGATCGACCCCTGCACCGGAGCGCGACGCTCCTTGATCAGCGGGTGGTCGGGGTTCATCTCCAGCCAGCCCTCGATCTCCTCGGGGGTCGGCGGGCGCAACTCGACCCGGCGGTCGACCTTGGTGACGACCTCCGGCTCGACGAGGTCCTTCACGGCCTTCTCCAGCGCCTCCAACTTGGCGACGCGCTCGGTGAGGGCGGCGAGTTCCTGGTCCTGCTGGGCGACGGTCGAGCGCAGGCGGGAGACGGTGTCGGGGTCGTCCCAGCCGACCTCGCGCATGAACTCGGCCATCCCCTTGACCGAGACGTAGATGCGTCCACGCCGGTCCTGGTAGTCGAGGCCGGCTTCGAGGGTAGACGTGGCTTCGTTCGAGGGGGGTTGGCGGGAGGCGCGCAGGTACATGTCGGCCAGTTCCCCAACACGGGCGTCCGTCTCCTCGTCACGGCTCCACGCGGTCGAGTCCTCCACGTCGTCCAGCCGCAGGACGTTGGCGACGATGTACTCGAAGGCGTCGATGATGTGGATGTACGGCTCGGCCTGCACGCGCTTGGACAGGTCCGGCATGTCGCGGTCCACCGACCCCTTGGCGACCTCCGGGTAGCGGTACGCGGCCGACAGCGCCTTGACCATGAGGTGGCAGTGGGGGTTGACGACGAACCTGTCCGGCCCCTCCTCGACCCAGTGGCGGGCGTAGTTGATCCGGTTCTTGCGCCCGAGGACCGCCCACTCCGGCACGATCCCGTGCTGCCCCATGATCTCGATGGACGAGTAGTCGGACGTCTCCTTGTGCTGGTTCCCGGCCGGGTCCACGAAGTCGCGGACGGGGGACTTGCCCTCGGTCACCTCGGGGAAGTACCTGCGGGTCGCGTCCTTGACCATCGCCACGAGGCTCTGCGTGTTCACACCCGGCACGTCGTTGGAGTTCAACGTCGGGTACAGCTCGTGGAGGAACGCGAGACGGTCGCGCTTGGGGTCGTACTGGACGAACACGACCGCGGGGTGGCGGAACCCGAAGTCCCAGCCTCGCCACAGTTCCAGATCGGGGTCGTACGCGGTCGGCTTGACCGAGGCGGTCGTGAAGCGCGGGTAGACCGGCTCACCTGCGTAGGAGGAGAAGTCGATCTCCATCTCGCGCTGCCAGTCGCGCCCCTCCATCCCGCCGCGGTAGCCGAGCGAGCGGTCCTTGACCCACTGCTCGTCCACCTCCGGGTCGGCGGTGTAGTGAACTCGGATCACTGTCCAATGGTCAGCCGTCTGCCAGCCTTTGATGCCGGGTGCCATCGGCTCGGGGATCGACGTTCTCGGCAACTTGAACTGCACGTCACGGGACGTGGTGTCTGGAAGCGTGTACCTGACGATCTCAGACCCCCGCTGGCATCGGGACAACCCCGCCGCCGGAGCACAGGTCGTGGAAAGTCTCCTCCCCATCGGGCGTGGAGACTCCTGTCATACGACCACCACCCCGGATAGCCGCCATCGCAGCCGTCAACATCTGGTCCGCTTCCTGCTGGAAAGCCATCTCATCCGCGAATACCCACGACCAAGTGTACGAACGCAAGCCCTTCGCCGACTGGTTCATGGCTGTCATCACCGATCCAGAGGTATCGCACCGCATGTTGTTACGAATACGGTTGACCTCAGGGACGTAGAGACGCCCGTGCGGCAGGTTCTTGTAGATCGTGAACGCCCTCTCGATCAGCGCGTCGGCGTCCTCCTCCTTCTTGGAGATGATCGCCATGCGCTGCGAGTTGCGGGCCAGCAGGTTGTGCAGCGAGATCGACATGAACAGCCACGACACCATGAGCTGGCGGGACTTCGGCACCAGCAGCAGGTCACGGTGGACCCAGGTGTAGGCGAGCAGGCGCAGGTAGTCCTTGTCCGGCATGTGCTTGGTCGGCTCGGCCTCGTCGTGCTCGTCGGTCGTCAGCACGAAGCCGGGCTGGTAGATCTTGATGTTCGGGTTGGTCTGCGGGTCCCACGGCAGCGTCGGGTCGCTGGGCAGCCCCGGCACCTCGACGTATCCGCCGAACAGCCACCAGCGCAGCGAGTCCCAGTGGTGACGCCGGTACAGCCGGTCCTGCACGTCACGCTTCATCCGCTCGCCGCCCTCGCGGTACGCACGGGCGATCGCCTTCTTCTCCGGCCCGGTGAACTCCTCGACCGTCGTGGCGAGCGTCCACGCCTTGCGCTCGACCAGAGTGGCGAGTTCCTCGCGCTGCTCGTCCGACAGACGCCGGATGACATCGAGCGCCGGGGCGTCAGGCGTCGCGGTGGCGCTCACTCGACGATCTCCGCTTCGATCGTCTCGTACGCCTCCTCGCCGCGGTCCCTGCGGCGCATCTCGTCAGCCACGTTCACCGCCACCCGAGAGACGAAGTCGGCGAGGTCACGGTCGGCCCCCGCC